ACAATTTCATCGCAAGTTACCTTGGCGTTATAGAAGCTTTCTAAATCAATTTTATCAAAAGACAAACCTCGACCATAATCAGCATTAGTTAAATAGTCTAACAAAACTCTTGCGGGGTTGTTACTGTAACTTTTTGTAGAACTTATTCCGTAGCTCGGAGTAATATCGTAGATTTCCTGCCCTTCTACAAAGAACTCTAATTGAGGAATACCGCTGCTGTATTGAGGCTCGTCTCTGTTAAGCTTAAACGCGCAGGCAACATAAGCAGCTTTAGTAAATAAATTTGTACTCTTAAACCCGTTGCTAACTGAAAGGTTATCAACCCCGCCATTGGGGTAGCAGTTTACGCGAATTCCTGTTGCGTAGTCTTTGTAATAAACACTTTGCCCATCAATGTTAACATCCAAAACTCTAGAAATACCACTAAAGCTTATAGCAGCTTGAGCAAAAAGAAACTCATTTTTACTTCCAGACTGATTCCCATCTAAACCTTGAGAGAAAACTTGAAGTAAGTTGCTACGCGCAACTCTTTGAACTTTAAACCGGTATACATAGTCTGAAATTCTAAACTCTTCTCCTGCATAATAAATAAAGTTATCTTTTTCTACGGCAGAAATTTTTGAACGATAATCTTCGAAGCTTAAAGACAAATAATCACCAATTCTAAAGTTAGTTCCAACGTTTGTCTTAACAATACTTTCGACAGTAACGCCGTTAAATACAACTGATGTTGTTATTTTACTAATATTAGTAATATCGTTTCCCGTTTGCCCTTCTTCGGTCAAAGGAAGAGAAACCGCTCCTTCGACTATAACTTGAATAAAGTTATTATTATCTAATAAGAAACCAGAATAGTCTGCTGGGTTAAAATTGTTAGGGTTGGAAAAGGTGTAATTACTAGCTGTTTTGTAATCCGTAATAACTCCACCAAGTTTGTTTTTACCATAAACTACTGGTAAGTTTACTACTGTGTCTTTTTGGGTGGCTTCAAAACCTTTTCGGGCTTCTGCAGCAGCTTCTTGAGCTTTTTTCATCTTGTTGTTTTGATGTAATTGATAACCGACTGAAAGGGTGGTCATAGCTAGACTGAATGTACTCACACCGAGGAAAGCAGCAGTCGCAACAAACGCAGTAACAAAAACCATTATACTTTCCCCCACTTAAACTTTTCAGACTGATTAGCAATGACATTATCAAAAGAAGTGTCACTTGTGTTGTATTGATCCATGCCGTCTGCCGAAGTAATCATTGTTTTGATTAGCCCAAGATCTGCCATAGGAGAAGCCCCTGAAAGGTTAACAGTAGCTTCTTCAAAATCTGTTGAATAAGAGCTTTCGTCTAACATACCCTCGTAGGCAATTATAAAATTATCAGGGTCTAAATTGGGGGTTTTGTCGTCGTTATAGAAACCGTTTCTAACCCGAATAAAACTACTAGCAGCACCGGATTGCAACTTCTTTTTTAAAAACCCCACTGGATCTGCATAAGAAAAGGAAAACTTCTCTCTATCAACGTCAGAGCTTTGAAAAGGCGCACTATAACTTTGAATACCAGTGTCAGAAGTGAAAACCTTGCTTCCTAAAGTAATGTCGGAGGTATGAGTAGTAGTATAAAGAGAAAAATTAGGCAGCTCTACTTCAATTAAAGCAAAGTACTCTAGGACGTCTGCGTAGATTTTGCTCTCTACAAAAGCGTTTACTTTTCTCATTTAACAGCCCTCAGGGTGAAGTTTAAATTTTTTCTAACAAATCGATCTTTTAAAACATCTAGGTCAGGCAAGTTAGACGAAGAGTACCATTGTAAAGGATTTACTTTTAAAGCTGCCGACCACATGTCTTTATCGTGAGCATAAGAAAAGGCAGACATGTCTCCTAATACAGTTTCTTCAAAGGGCACGGGCTCCCAGCTATGAGCTATTAAAAGCGCCTTTGGTGAAGAAAACCCGTGAGTAGTCTTTAAAGTTTCAAACCACTCTTCTTGAGTTTTGTAGCCAATAAACATCTTTTTTAGCTTTTCGCTATTGTTCCTTAAAAAGTTATCGTACTCACAAAACAGAGTCCAACAATCAGAAATACCATAGCAATAACCTACACTTGTCTTTTTAATCCTTCGGATTTTTTTAATCGCCTTATTTAGCGCAATAATTCTTTCTTCTTCTGTAAAACTATTCATTATATTACAGTGCCTCTTTTAACGTAATTGTCCCGATTGATGCTAAGATGCCATCTTGATAAGTTATACCAGATACTTCATTGTCATCTCTCAAGTAGTTAAAGATTGGAGGATTAAAGAATCCAAAGTAATTAACTTGAGTACTAATATTTACGGCAAGCCTTAAGTTTGGGTAAATAACAATCGGGTTTCCATTAGCAGCCCAATCTTCTTTTATAATGTAAATTTTAGAATGGTTTGCAAATTGTATAAAAGAGCCTTTTGGTAAAAGCCCTCCAGACGTGTTTGTCGCAATAATAGTAGAACTGCCTGCAGCATAAGCTTGAGAAGTAGTTAATTGACCCGTAAGAGTCGTCAAATCTGCTACAGACTTAAGCTGGGGCATTTCCATAGATTTTACAGTGTAAGAGTTTTCGATCATTGCAGTAAGAATATTTGCTTCGTTATTATCCGCAACAATTCCAAAAGACAAGTCCCAACGTTGTGCGTCGGTTTTATGAATTAAGGTTTTAAGGTTTGCAGTTTCCGAAGAAATAACCACATCAGTAGACTTAAACATCAGGGGCGCAAGAATAGGGCTTCCCTCAAAATAATAGGTAGACATCATATTTCCTTTTAATTAAGTAAAATAAAGCCGCTAAACTGTATCAAAGGAAGCAAATACTTTTATTTTATTAAGAGAAGCTTTCTTCTCAATTACAGATTTTCCTTAATATATAGTCGCACTAAGGCAGCAACGATATCAGACCTCACGATATCGTCTACTCCGAAGTAAATTACAGGAAGTTTAATAGAGGACTTGCTCACTAAGCTACAAAAGTTAGTCAAGTCTTTACCGTTACGAACGTCCGATTGAGCAGGGTCGCCCATAAGAACTAGTTTAGAGTTTTCACCAAGCCTTGTAGTGATAGCTTTAATGTCATCAAAGGTTAAGTTCTGTGCCTCATCTACGAGTACAATTGTATTCTCGTAAGAGCGACCCCGAATAGTCTCAATAGGTTGTAACTCAATTTGTTCTTTTTCGACTAAGTAGGCAAACTTACCTTTGCCAAAAGCTTTTCTTAAAACTTCTAGCATAGGTAACAGCCACGGTGTTAGCTTGTCTTTAATGTCCCCAGGAAAAGCCCCAAGAGACTTTCCTGTAGGCACGTTAGCTCTGGCAAGAACAATCTTAGTATACCTGCCAGAGTTAAACAGTTGAACAGCTGTTCCCACACTACAGTAAGTTTTACCTGTGCCTGCGCAGCCAATAGTCACTGTAATGGGGTGTTGTTTAATAGCCTGAATTAGTAGTTCTTGCTTTTCATTTTTAGGTAACAAATTAAACTTAGCCTCTGGTGGGGCGTAAGTTTCTACTTTTTTTGCATAACGAGATTGAGGTCTTTTTTTTCATTAAGTTACCTTGTTATTAAAGTTCTAAGTAAGGATACCTTGTGCGGATTTCCTCACGCTTTGCCAGCCACTCAACTTCTGTCGCCTCACCAGCCTGCCACTTGAAGAACAACGGGTCAGCTTCGGTAGTGTATGCTGACTGGCGTTTGGCTTCCTGTTCGGCTTGTGTGGGTGGTGGAGGGGGAGGTGGTGCAACGTAAACCCATTCAGAGCCATTCCACTGGTGGTCCCCAGAAGGAATCAGCGGCACGTCAACGGTTCCTGCGAGGTATGACGCAAATATCTCCGCACTGGGTGCGGTGTTAGTTTGCCAGTAACCTAACTTAGGGTGGTAAAAACCATATTCCATTAACGTAACTCCTGCGCCGATGTGATTGACATTCCACCACCACCTGCGTGGTAGTAGTGATTGGGCGGGATAATTACACAAGCCGCGTCATAGGTGCTGCTAGAAAGGTCACCCCAACCCTGCGTAGAGAAAACGGACGTGCTGGGGCCAACCGAAATATCTAAGTTACCAGTCGCATTTGTCCGCATTTGAAAAACAATCGACCTGCCTGTGGTGTTTTGATACCAAACATTCGCGGAGCGAGAAACTGCCTGCCACGTTTGACCGACTCCAATGCCAGCAGGAATGTCAGACTTAAAAGCGATCGCCCCTTGGTCAACGGTATCAACTTGCGCCTTCAGTTCGGTACCGGTCCAGCCGATATAGACCTTATTACCGCTCAACTGACCTGCACCACCGCCCTGCTGCACTGGGGTGAATGTAAGTCCAATTGCATTTTTAATAGTATTAGTCGTAGTAGCGTCTGTTGACGCAATGTTTTCAAGGCTTCTACTGTTACCAACTACAGTAGTGCCGCTTACTTGAATTGCCATTATCGTATCCTTTCATAGTTACTAGGCTTTTATTTGTTTAATTTC